AGCCTTCCAAGCATTGTGGTAATAATGTTTCTAAAATTTGGGCGTCTTTTATTAATGTCTCCAAAATCTTGATTAACATTTTTAAGACTTTCTATTAAAATAGGAACATTTTCTACGCTAAAAGAAAATAAATAATCTTTTTCATCAAATGCTTCTAAATTTATTACTGAATTAGATTCTTTTTCTTCTTTATTATCTGGATTCCAATAATAGTGATTTCCACCACTTGCTTTGTCTAATTGATTAGAAGAGGTTGAGTTTATTATTAATTCGTTAAGTAATTGTTGGTTAAATGTAAAAGTTTTACCCATTTTATTCTACTCTTATCATATTTAAAACTTTTTCTAATGGAGTTGGGATCATCAACTTATCACCTATTGCAATATGAGCATCAGTTGGTTTTTTGTTAAAGTAAGCAATAATCCACCAGTACTTTGGATCACCATAATAAATACTAGATAATTTATGATATTTGTCACCAAGCTTCCATATGTGTATTTCAATACTTAAAGAATTTAATTGTTCTTGTGTTAGATTGGATATTGTTGTTGTTTCATAATGTTCTATAAAATTTTGTCTTCTATCAATAACTAATTCATTAAATGTCTTTTTCTTTGGTATTGTATTATATCTCATAATTTACCTATTGTTATGGTTTTGGAGTAGTATCAGAACCCATAGGAACCTCTACTTCTGGTATTGTGGTAGAAACTTCTGTAAACAATAAAGAACCATTATTTACAAGAGTTATTAAAGCACTGCTGGTATTACCACCAAAAGCTTCAACTCCTGGTCTTCCCCAAGGATATTCTGCGCTTCCTTTGGTATTGCCTAACCAAACACTATCTGGTGATTCTGGTGTAGAACTGTTTAGTATCTCACTATGACCAACATCATGCTCATGTAGGACCGTTAAAGCTAGTGTGCAATCAACACTCTTTGGATACAAAGCACCACCAAGACCCATAGCTGTTCCACTAGGTCCAGCTTCTTTTTCTCCTAAAACAGTAAAAAATCCCATTTCAATATTAGGATTAAAACTAAAATTTGTAGCTGCACACAACAAACCAACACTTGGTTGATTTGCATTTTGAATTAAATTTGCAAATCTAATTCTTAGTAGTGGTGGTTTTGCTATTAATGTTGCATCACCTTTATCTCTATAGGTTGGATACATAAATTGTGCTAGGGAGGAAAGTCTAGATAAATTAAGCTCCGATTCTTGTTGTGAATAAGCTGGTACTGCCCAACCTAATGCTATTGTTCTTGATGTTTTTTGAAAAGACATAAGAGGGTCCATTCTACCAAATACATCTTCCGATGAATAAGATGGTGCAAAAGTTTCAGAGTATGTTTTCAAGAAAGCGGGAAAGAAAACAACTTTTCCAGTAGCAACATGTTGAATTGATATTTGTGTTGGAGTTGTTCTAGTAACTTGTCGTTTAGGTTCAACTGAATCTTCTAGTGCGCTGCTTTGTACTGCATATTCTCCTACGCCAGCTTCTGTAGTAACGAATGGTTTAATGTTGGATTTATAATAGTTTTGTAGAGCAGTTATAGCATCTTGATTAGATTTTACTTCATCAACAGCATTAATTTTTCCAGCCTCAGAGAATGGTCTATCTATAACATTAGGAACTTTGCCAATGCGTTTTGAGTTATTTGTTAATAATGGCATTTTACTTTTGTTTCCTGTTATTTAACTGACAATTCATGTAGTGTTGCTTCAATTGTTTCTTTAACATAAGCTTCAAGTTGTCTATCTTCTTTAATATATAAGTAGATTGGTTTATTAATAACTAGTTCAACTTTCTTTGGTTCTTGTGTTTTCTGAGTATTCTGTTGCGATACTTTAAATTCTGTATCTGATATTTTACCTATTTCAGTAGCCAAACCAGAGAAACTAACCCCTTTTGCTGCTGCTACTGCAATAAAGAAGTTTGTTGCAACTTTCCAATTTTCTATGTCCATTCCAAATAATGCTGTTCTTATTGCAATAATACCAGTTGCTACTGCTGCCATACCCACTGCTATTAGCGGAGCAGCAACGCCTATGCCAGCTAATGAAGCACCAAACGAAGCAATTACGGCAATCTGGTCTGGTGATATAGCCTTAAACATAGTTCCTACTGCTTCAACAAGTTTGCTCATACCCCAAGCAGCTATTCCTATTGCCACACCCATAGCAAGTACTGCGGCAGCAACGGCTAATAATATTGGAGTTGTCGGAGCAAGAAAATAAAGACCAACTCCAAGTAAAGCCAATACAGCAATAAACCCAACAAGAAGTATTGTTATTGCACTTAATGCACCCGAAATTTGTTCTCCTGTTAATCCTTGAAAAGCTTTAACAAGTTGTGCAATACCCAAAGCAGCAAAAGCTATAGAGGCACCAACCGAAGCAATAACCAAAGCAAAAGCTGCCATTTGTGCTGGAGTTGTATTTCCTATTATTTTATCCATAAACCCACCACCAGCACCTCCTGCACCGCCTACTGGTGGCGTTCCTGCGGCAGCGGCGGCTGCATTTTTAAGCGCACCTGCCATTCCACTAGTTGCCGCAATTGCAGGTTGTATTAGTAATTTATAAGAAGCCCACGCCAAACCAAGAAGTACTATAAGTTCAATTAAACCAACAATTGATTTTCCAACATTAGATAAACCACCTATCCAAGCATTTATTCCAGTTAAAAAATCACCTAACATTTCTGCTAAATTTAGAAAAAGTGTTGCTATTGGCTGTAAAACTGTAAATAAAGCATTTAAAGATTTAAAGAATTTTTCCATAACAGGAATTGCATCTCTTGCTATTTCTGTTAGTTTTCCTAATACTTCTTTTTGATCTTTTTGCATTTGCATTTCTTTGGCGGCTGCATCTTCCATTTCTTTTGCTTTTGCTATTCTTTCTGTTTCGCTTAGCTTTAAGAAATTTTGAGTTTCTGTTAAATCTTTAAGACCTAAAGTACTTTGAAGAGTTACTAAAGTATATTTTCTTGTTGCCTCATCCATTTGTTCAAGTTGCTCAATACCTAAGCCACCAGAAGTAAGAGCATCAGAGATAGATCTTAATCTTTCTGCTGGGTTAGTTTCCATAAGCATATCAGTAGTACTTAAGAAATCTCCGCCAAGTAATGCATTTAATTTACCTACTTGTTCTGCTGCTGATTCAAACGTATCAAATTTATTTGCAAGCCCAACTAACGAATCAACAGCTACACCACTTGCTTTTGCTTGAAGTTCTAATTGTAAAAATGCCTTAGAAGCATTAGCACCTTGAACAACAACAACATCACCAAACTTTTTCATATCTTCTGTTAATGTTTGAATATTTAATCCTGCTCTTGTAAATGCTATAGAATCTTGAGTTATTCTTGTAATACCATCATGTATGGTGTCATAGTTGGCACCAGCAACACCTTGCATATTTTGAGCTATTGTGAATAAAGATTCTGATGATACACCTAATGTTTCAAATGTTCCAGCAAGAGATAAAGTTCTTTCTGTAGTTTGTTGAAGATTGTCATAATAAAGCTTTGCGTTTGTTGCTCCTTTATCTAATTCAGAACTGAATCCAGCAGTAAATCTAGAACCATCAAATGTAGCTTTTTGATAAGCTTGAAATGCTTTACCAGCATTTTCTGCCTCAATAGCAACAGCATTTAAATTGTAAGCAGTATTGGTTAATGCTAATTGAGCTTCTTTATTTTGCTCTAAAATAATACCAGTACCTTTTGTGAAAGAAGCTTCCATGCTTTCAATTTTCATAGCTAAGTCTATGGATTTCTTAAATAAATTGTCCAAAGCTTGAAAAGGTAAGGCAGCTACTGCACTCGTCATAGATTCACCAAACTTACCCATTGCTTTGGTTAAAGCTGCCATATCGTTTGCAGCACCAAGAGCTTTATCGGCTCCTGGCGTCACATCACTTAAAGATTTTGATATAAGTGCTAAATCTTTAGCTATTTTACCACTAGCAGTACGATTAGCATCAGCTACAAGTCCTAATTTTTCTATTAATTCTTTATAATGTTCATTTATAGCTTTTAACGGATCTAAAGCTTGTTGAAGATCTCTCGCAGCTCTCGCAGCTTTTTCTGCTTCAGTTTCTACTGGACCTGTAGATGGTGGGGGTGTGGTTGTTGGATCGGCCATAATTATAAATAGGTTAAAATAAAAAAATGAGGGACGATTAATCCCTCATTCATTTAATTATCGTTTAGATTTTGACGAAGAACTAGCTTTTTCAATTTCTTCGTTTTGTTTCTTGATATAGTCAATCAATCTTGTTAAGAACCAATTTCTTAAACCAATTGGTAAATTATATGCTTCTATAAAAGACCAACCACCGTGCATCTTAAGATAGAAGAAGTGTTCATACACTGCTTCCATATACTTATCACTTAGGCCAAAAAAATTCCGTTGTGAGCGGAACCTCCAATTCCTGCTCAAAATCACAAGAAGAACAAGCAAATAAAGTTTTTATTTCAATAGCTGGGACTATCTTAGAATATACATTCTTTATAAATTTTGAGTCTTTAGCTGGTAATGCGTCACTTATTACTTTTTCAATAACTTGTCTATCTGTTACTTCGTTAATTGAAACTGTAATGAATTTTAACAAATCTGTATTGTTAGATTCTGGAAGATTCCTTCTCTTCTTATTTTCATTATTCTCTGTAATAGCTCTCTCGTCTAAGCCAGTTAATAATCTAAGCTCAAACATGAAACCAGATGGAGTTGGAACTAGGAATGTATTGTTTACAGTCTTTTTGATTCCTTCTACTTCAAGTTCGTGTTTAGGTTCTATAGATTCTAAATCAACAGTAACACTACTTTGTTTTGCACATGATGGACAATTTATTTTTGTTGTATAATCTGCACCATAACCAGTTACTCTAGCTGCAACCATAATTGCAGATCTATCGCAAGTAAGTAATGTTTCTGGTTTTATAGTTTTATCTATTACAATAGAAGATATTAACTTCTCTAATGCTATACCTTTTTTAAGCAAGCTTTGAGAAGTTAATATATCTTCTTCTTTTGCGGTCATATGTTTTATCTCAATATGAGTCTGACCATGTAATGGATGATTTACAGGATAAAATTTACCTTCGCTTGGTAATTCTACATAACTTGTTGGAACTACAAAGTCCATCAAGCTTGCCTGTTGAAAAACAGGGGCTGGGGATTGAGCAGCTACTTCTGTTGGCTCAACCCCCATTCTATCTAAATTATTACGCAAAAAACACCTCTAATTTTATTAATTAACTTCCAGTATAACCAAAGAACTTGCCACCTGGAGCTGGGTTTGTTACTACACCATCCTCTCCTTTTCTGGTTACTTGTTGTGGTTCTGCACCAGTTGGGACACCATTGCCAATTACGCAAGTAGCAAAGTCATATCTAAATGATAGTTTTACTTCTAGCAAATCATCAGATGAGTAATCAAGTTGACCAAGATCGGCTTTTGTTAGAAAACAATTTTTTAATGTCCAAGTTTCTAATGCTTCATTGGAAGAGTCACCAATTTGTGTAACCTTAACATCGCCTAAAGCACCAACACCTTTTCTTTTAGAAATTGTTGTGTGACCACCACTAGCAGCAACTTCAGCAGCACCGTCTGGTATATTGTAACCCATATTAGTTAATAAAAGAGCTACAGTACCAACTGCATCGATTGGATCTACGGGATCAACTACTGTTAAATCTACAGCATCCCACTCAAGAGAACCAGGATAATAAAAGGTATGATTCAAAAATTTATGTGAAACATCCTTTATGGTAAAAGATGGTTTCTTAAATGATTTAGCATACCAAACTAAACCACCTTCATTTAATGCACCCATTGATACAATAAACTTACTTTTTCTTTTTGGATCTTCACCAAGGTTTGCAGCTTGAGTCCAGAATGGCATTTTTAATTTCTCCCTTTATACTTATTACTAAATAGTAGCTTAGTCAGCAAATGCAGCACCAGTTCTTGTAATTACGAAATCAAGTGCAATGTATTCAATAGATCTAGCTGGTTTAACCAATACTTTTGCGTATAGGATATTTCTATCAATCAAATCTGCTGTAGTTGTACTTTCGTCCAAAACAAATCTGAAGTCCGTTATACCCAATCTTCCCTTAACGTTTCTCAATAGAGTATTAGCTCTGCTTGAGAATCTATCCCAAGTTGCTTGAACATTTTGCTCAAACAAAACGCCTTGTGAAATTCTAGAAATTTCTTTCTTCAAGAAGATCATAAGTCTACGAACGTTAATTCTGTCAAGAGCAGAAGGTGTAAGTTGTAGTGTTTTTTGACCAAAGATTACTATATTATTTGATGGGAATGAAGCAATAGGATTGATATTGTTCTCATATAGTAAATCTCTGTCTGCTGAGTTAAGATGGGTCTTGGCAGCTAATACATCCCAACCTGCTGAGCCTTGGGATAATCCACCACGATTGAAACCTGCTGGCGCAAACCATACTTCGGATCTAGCTTCAGAACTTGCAAAGGTTCCTAGTGCTACTACAGATGGTGGTACAACTACTCTTCTTCCAGAAAGATTGTCAAGTATTTGTACATATGGGAAGAAGCAGCATCCATAGCTTGAATTAATAGCTCTATCTTTCATGCTTTGAACTGCTTGTTCTACATCTGGTCTTCTTGCAGTTTCATCTGTTGTAGTCTCAAATGATGAGACATAATCATTTTCAATATCAATAACTGCTAATGCATCAGATCTTTCTTCACAAGTATTGATCAATTCTGAAGTAAGGTTTTGATTTGTTAAACCAGGAATTGCCATCAAATTACATTCAACAAGATCTGGATCAGATACTGTATCAATAGCTCTTTGAATTGTGTAGTACATATAATTTGTTGTTTCAGAACCATTTGTTAAATATGTGTTATTTATCATTGGTTCGCTTTCTGTAATATCTAGACCATCAAAACCACCATAGAATGGAGCAGTGAATCTGTTAAATCCAGCATCAAGAATGTATGTGTATCCACCACTTACGGCAGTTTCAGAATTTCCTGCTGTTCTGTAGGTAGAAGCGTATTCACCTTCAATAACAATTCCAGATGAGTTTCTTGTAACTTTTACGTTGTCAAGTGAGAACTTAACACCGTATTCGTATTTAGCATCACCAACAGCAACCTCAGTTGTATAAATGTCACTTGGGAAAGCTCTTACATAGTCTGTGTAGCTTGTGTAAAATTCAGTACCGTCTGCTGTCTTACGGGTGGAAATACCAAAGTATGTCTTTGTAACTCTGCTTGTTCTGGTTCCGTCTTCAGTAGCTGAGGCTCTAAGTGGAACAGAAGGGAATACGATTGAACCAGTAAAGTTTGCTGGTGCATCGACAAATTTGGTTGATTTGTAAGCTTTTGGAATTGCTGTTCCGCCTTTAGCAAATACACCAGTAAATTGTGATGGTGTTGATGAACCAAAGGAAGAAGCAAATGCACTACCAGAGTGAATAGTGAAACCCTTAAATTTTGGAACTGATAAGAAACCAAATGGAAGTAGTGATGGGTCAACTGTGCCATTGTCTACATCGCTTGTTACTTCAACGCGAACAAAACCAGAGGCATTTGGGTAATTACCATATTCTCTTAATCTACGTTCTGTATCATCCCATTGGTAATACTTATCACCAATTCTTCTGACTATGTAGTTGTCTGAAGATGGGTTCAAGTCTACATTTGAGAATGTCTCAACTGCTTCTACATTCTTATCTTTTTCAGATACATTTCTGATTTGGATTGTGAAAGTACCATATGGATTTAGATCTGGGTATGCAGCAGCTTTAATGTCTGTAATAGATACTTTGTAATTATTTTGTAAGTGTTCGCCATTATCCAAAGCAATAAGTTTGAATAGTTTTGTCATATTTTCTGGATTATAAGAACCGTAATCAGTTGTTACGTCTTGTGAAATAAACCAACCTGTTTCTGCTGGTTTAGAACCCATTCTCATGTCTTCTTTACCTACTGAACCACTTCCTAATGCAGCAATAAATGCATATTGTTGACCAGTTGCTAATGAGGTTACATCACCAACTACATCATCAACGTTTCTAGTGAATGTTTCACCAAGCCAGTAATTCTTAAGATTTGTAACAGCAGTTATTGCTGAATTTGTTAAGGTTGGATTTGTATTGAATTTCTTTCTAATGTATAGTGCAGAATCTGGATTGAAGTTGAAGCTAGTAGTACCGTTGGTTACTGCATTATTATTTTCATCAACAACAATTGCTTTAAACTCTGCATATGGACCTTGTGAGGTAAACATAGTTGCAGAACCAGTTGTATCGGTTCCGTCTGGTGCGGTGCCGCTTAGTACGATTGCACCTTTCTCTAAATACCATACGGCAGCTAGAGTACCAGTTACGTTGTCTGTTGGGCCAGAACCAGATGGTAATAAGAACAAACCATAAGCACCACCGTTTGTAGCTACAGAGGTAGTAGCAGAACCAGAAGTTTGCCAACCAGCTTTACCAGATAAGGCAGCGTTGTCTGATTGTTCGCCCAACAAACGCATCATGATTACTGGGCCTACGCCAGCTCTTAAGTATCCAATAGCAGCATAAGAAGCGTATGTTGTACCTGCAATAGTAGAACTTGTCCAAACATCCACAGAAGCTCCAACGCCACCAGGAACAGGTTGACCAAAGATTCTTACAAATTCTTCTTCGGAACGAACAATAACAGGGCGCATTGCTGGACCTTTTGTTGTTCTACCAAATATGACAGGACCAATATTATTTACATTGCTTGGTATTTGTGAATTATCAATCTCTCTGGTAAAAATACCTGGAGAGACAAATCTGAAGCTTCTTGAGGACATTAAGGGATACTCCTTTTAATTATTATAAGTTCAGAAATAAATAGTTATTATTTTTATCAAAAGTATCAAAAAAGCTCAGTTGAATTAACTTTTACAACTCTTTCTCTGCTTAACTTGAAATCTACAATAGTTTCTCTAATAGTTACTATTGGTTGTTCATTAGTCTCTTCATTTCCTAATAAATAACCCAATACATCAAATGTCATTTTGGTTACAAATATTCTTTCATTTTCTTGCAAGTTTTGAGAATTGTTAGAAAAGGATAATGAATCACCTTTTAAAAATAGTTCGTATCTATGTCCTTCATTAAAGATTGAATAGATTCTTGATTGACCATTTCTTGTTAAAAATGGTATTAACATATCATTCATTTGTTGTTGATACTCTGACTTAAAGTTTAGAGTATACGTAATTTTTAAATATACAGGGGTTGGACCAGACAATACTTCATAGACTATTTTTTTATTTTTAAATCTTCTATTCTCTTGACCAGTTCCTACACCTTGACTTCCTAAAACATATTCTTGTCTTTTTGCATCAGCATTAGCAAACTCTGATGTTTTAAGTTGATTAATAAGATTGGCATAAAAATAAGCATTACCACCCTTATAATCTTTAGAGGTTGTTGGAATTATAGAATAATATTTTCCTTTAAAATTTGGATCTTTTGAAACATTAGTTCTTTCTAAAGATATTAATGGAAGTTTTAATTTACCACCACCATCACGCAAATCTACATTATCTTTAATCTGAAATGCTCTTTCGGCAGAAGCCCAAATAATTGGGACTTTTGAATGACCTTCAAAAGTATTTGTGAATGGATGTATATTGTTAATTATCCAATTATATACACCAACATCAATAGTCTCAAATGTAGATTTGTTTATTGGAAATTGATGGAGTTTTAATGGTTGAGTCGTATCGTTCATTTTTTATCCTGTATAAATAAGAACTGGAATTTTCTGACTGACTTTCTGCATATCATCAGATTTCTTTCCTTCAGTTTCAGCAATCTTATTATAGGTAATTTGATCGAGAATCTTATTCAATTCTTCCTTTAATTCTTTTCTTTCTTCCTTGCCTTCTGTCATTAAAGCAGGACCATTTAAAGTTACGCTTTCGCCAGGAATTGGAATTGTACTAAATTTAGATCTAATATGTCCAAGCATTTCTTTACAAATTGCAAGAGCATATCTTCTAATCCATTGTTTACCAATTGAGTTAATACTATTATAAGGTATGTTTGCAAATGGAAGAGTATTCATATTGTTTACTCCTGCAACACTAGCATCATGCGAACCAGATGTAATTTCCCAAGGATTAGATTGATTTACAATACTAAATTCTACCCAATAATTTGTAATACCTATGTCTGGTGGTTGTGGGAAGAATCTTATTTTATTGTTTTTAATCTCATATGAGAAGTGAGAATTTCTTGTATAGATTGCTGTCTCATATGCCATAGCTTGAAGTTTATTGTGCCATGTTGGAATTACTTCAAATGTACTATCATCTGCGTATTGACCATAAGATGATAAATTACCAATAGCATTTAAACCACCATAATAACCAAAGAATCTCCACATTGAGTTTGGAGTTTTATAGAATACTCTTCTTATTATTACTCTTTTGTTTCCAACTGAGCCAGAGTAAGGAACAGGACCATTAGTAGCAGGATCGTAATTATTTAAAGAAGCAGATTCAATAATAGCTTGTAAATCGTAATCTTGAGTAAATGGAACTATTGGAACTGAAGCAGAATAAATTGGCTCTGTTCCACCTATACCAGCTTCAGTTGAAAATGCATCACCATATTTTGTTAAGTATTGTAAATTATATTTTGGATAAGATAATTGTGGGTTTTGTCCTGCTAAAGAAGAGCCAGCTACAAACTCACCATCTTGATTAAATGAACCTGTAGTTGCTCCTAACATTGATGGAAGAGCATTAATTGATTGGTGAAGATTGACAAGATATGAATATTCTAATACGGCCTCTTCGTAAGCTGCATAAACATTTCCTGTTGTTAATTCAATATCTAATACATCACCACCAAGTCTTTTATAAACAAATGCAACTTGATCTGCTGCACCAGAAAGAAACTCTGCATTGGTAGAATAAATACCTAAAGGTAAAGCGACTGCAACATCAGCAGGGTTTCCACTTGATGGTAATACAACTGCGCTTAAAGTAGATGCAGGAGTTAAAACAGGAACTGCCATTTAATAAATACTCCTTAATAAATTAAATAGTTTCAAATAAAAGAAAACCCCCCAAACCTTTCGGAATGGGGGGCTTCTTTGCCTAATTAGGCTACACTATCATGCGCCGCCGCTTTCGCCAAGGAGGCCACGAATAACAACCAAGCCGTAAAGATCTGGCTTGACCATTTTCTTAGCGTAACGAGTCATTACGCCTTTGCGTGGAACGAAGTCCTCAGTACCAAAGATGGTAGGAGTGACTTGTAGTGGAACGTATGGTGCATATACATATCCGCTTTCGAGGAATGAGCTGCCCTTACGACCAACGAGGATTACGTTACGAAGGAAGTATGGATCAACGTAAACGTCCCATTTCTTGGAGATTGAACCAACATTAACTGCGCCAATTTCGCCCTTCTCGTCTTCGTGAGTTACTTTAGCTCTGAAGCCAGAGGTGAACTCAAGAATGTTTGCAGTTTCTGGACCACATACGAGGAAGTTTGCACCACCGCGAAGTGTCTTTCTGTGGATTTGGGCTGAAACGTCATTGATTGTTTCAATTAATGTTTCGTACCATGCTGAAACAGTACCAGTGAAGTCTGGAGCTTTAGCTGATGCACCAATCTCTACGCCAGTTGTTTTATTGACGAAAAGACCTGGGCTTCTTGACCAGTAGTAAGTACCAGCGGTTGCACCTTTGATGAGGTCTTCAAGAATTTCACGGTCGATTTCAAGACCGATTTGTTCTGAAAGAATTGAGGTAAGCTCAACTTCTGCATCAAGATTGTGGTAAGCATTGAGGTCTTGACCAAGTTCTGGTGTCCATTTTGCTTTGAGTTTCTTGGTTTGAGCAGTGATGCTTACAGAATCGACTTTAATGTCAATTTCTGGAATTTCAGTATTGGCCTCAAGACCCCAAGTTGATTGACCAGCAATTGCACCAAGAGCGTTGCTTGAACCAGCAGCTACTGATGTGCCGAAAGCATCATTGATTGGGAATGAACAAACTGTTACTGCATCAATAGCTGTAGCAAGAGTTGTAGCACTTTCGCCACCGACGCCACCAGAAGCTTCAACAACGAACAATACGTTTGCTGAATTGGTTGGGTCGATTCTTGTAAGACGACGTACTAAACGACCGTCAGAAAGAGTTGATGCACCTGTGCTTGAGGTTGTGAAAGAAATTGCAACGAAATCTCTTTGGTTAAACTGAGCAGCAGTAAGGGTTGCAAGTGGAACAGTTGCAACTGCGAAAGCTGAACCGCTTACAAGGTCGGCGTCAAAACGAAGAAGGCTTGAAAGAGCGGTATAAGCAGCAGTACCACCGTTGAATACTGGAATACCACCATCGGTTACAGTACCAGAAGCTACGAGTGTTGTAGCGACAAGTGCTGAACCTGTTGGTGATGAATAACCATTATTCATATTGTAGAAGCCTTTGTCAGCATTTACACCAGTAATTGAAACACCGCCAGTGATTTGTTGACCTAGGACACCACCACCGTAGAGTGAATCATTTTGACCGTAACCAAGTCTTGGAGCACCATTTGTGTTTGATACTTTGAAGTCAAGGAAGAAGATGAGGCCAGATGGAAGTGACATTGGTTGAACTGAAACGAGGTCATTAGCTATAAGACCAGCGAATACTCTGCGGACGATTGGGAATGCAACTGCTGCGAAACCTTCTACGTCGCCACCAGCCATTGTGTTGGACTCGCGAAGAAGTTCTTTAGCTTGATTCTCAAGAAGTCTAGCCATTGTGTGTTTTGTTCTTTCTGAGGAAAGACCTTCAAGAAGACCTGTTCTTTCCCATTTTCCTAAGAGGGCTGAGCCTTCTGCTTGAAGATCTCTTTGTACCATACCCTCTGTCAATTTTTCAATAATAGACATAGTAATAACTCCTTAAATGTTATTTTATTTAATTCCAGCCAAACGACGCATTCTGTCAATTACAGGAGGTGGTGCATCGTTTTGTCTGGTTTGCATGATGATTGATGAAGTTCTATTTATTGCTTCGCTAAGTGATTTTGGAGTTGCAACTTTGTTGTCACTCGCCACGGTGCTTTGAAGTGTTTGGTAGATTGTTTTTGCTTCATCGGCTGATTCGGCATTGGATAGTGCTTCGACAATCTTAGATTTTTGTCGCTCATTCAAGGAGTTGCTATTCAATACTTTATTTTTATATAAAAGTTTGGCATTTGATACTGTTAATGTATCAAGCCTCTCTTTAAGTGTTGAAACTGCTGATTCGTACTCTTCAACTCTGTTTGCGAGTGCTTCTGCAATTTCAGAAATTTTAGCAAGTTTGTCTTGAACTGAATCAAGTTTTCTTGCCAATACTTTGTTTTCTTTTGTAAGTTTCTTGTTTTCTTCACCAACTGTTGCAGCTTCTTCTTCTGCTTCAAGTTGTGCTTTTTTAGCTGCTGAAACGTCTTTTGCGTATTCTACTGCTCGTTTAGTAGGTTGTTCTGTGTCGCCATATGTAACAACTTGTGCATCGACTGTAAGTTTCTCATAAAGATCTAAAAGTTCTTCTTTATTAACTTCATATTCTTCTTGAAGACTTACTGGTTCTGGACCTGGAGTTGGGCCTAGTGTAGCTGGGTTTGGCATATTGCCGCCAACAGGAATTCCTGCTTCATTTGCCATATCTTCAATATCGGAAAGATTTAAATCAATTGTTACTTGTTCTTTATCTTCTGGACAAGCACATAATTTTTGACCATCTCTAAAAGCTGATGGTGATTGATTTCTTACATTTGCACCACCACCCATAGCTTGATCACCGCCCATACCAGCAGCAGATGTACCAGTTCCAGTTGGTTCTACAGCAGAAGGCTCAGTAAAACCTTCTTCTTGTTCCAAGAGACTTCTTAAAGCCTCTTTTACATCTGTTGAATATTTTTCTAACACTTGTGCTTCTGCATTCTTAAGAGCTGCTTCCTTAAGGGCTGTTGCATCAATAATCGCTTGTTCTAACAAAGAAGACATTAAATAAATCTCCAAATAATAAATATTACTAATCAATGATAAATAGTATAGTTATGTCTAAAAAACCTTTTATTTTTAAATAACTGACTCAAAACCTTTTGCTCTAACTAAAAGTTGTTCATTTTCATCATACATTTCACAAATTGAAATATCTTCGATTGTATATTTTTCAACAACTATTGTTTTTACAGAACCGTTTGAAAGATTAATTATTATTGTTGCTTCATTAAACTTATAATAATCTGTTATTTTTATTTTAGATATATTAAGTTTTTCGTTTTCAATATAGCTGAGAATGCATTCTTTAATTGTGTTCATAATTTATGCCTTTAATAATAAACAATCTGACGTTGCTGATGTGCTGTTTCCAATAATATAACCATTCAATACAGTTGAAATTGTAAATTTGGTTTGAGACAGACTTATTGGAAATGTAGTCAATTCTCTTACTCTACCGTAGAAAGTACCACCACCAGATTTCTCCATATAGATTTGTTGTTTAACTATTTCACCAGCTAAGTTCTTAAAGCTAGTAGAATTTGTTGCAGAATAACCTATATTTTGTCGTGATAAAGTTACTATGGAACTTGCGTTTGGTGTAAACACAAATGATTTAGCATAACCTGCCGTTCCAGCATACCACATAGGAGTATAATTAGTATAAGCAGTAGAATTTGCTATTGTCATAAAAGAACCATAACCAGAGTTAATCATACCGTATAATTTACCATCTGATTCTGCTGCTAATGGATTTGATGATTCTGGGTCTAATATTGCACCACCTATATTGAGTTGTAACTGGTTTGTATTTAACTCTGCAATTAGTGCAATTGTGTCTTGAGATTCGTAAACGTGTATTGCAGATGTTGATGTTGCATTATAAGAACCAACATACCCAGAAAAACTACCAGTTGTAAATGGATTAGCATTTGCCCATCCACTATAGGAGCCAGCATTTTTTGCCATACCTGCAATAATTCTTGAGTTTGTATTAGTGTTTGCATCTGAACCAATCATTGTTGGAGTGCCAGAATTACCACCACCAGCATATATAATTTTTTGCCCAAGCGAAGAAGATGGTGGAGTTAATACTACTGCTGCTGGAACATATGAGCCAGCATTAAGAAACATATCGGTGGAGGGAAACCAAGCACTTCCAGTACCCATGCTTCTTGAGCTTCCATCTTGATATGTGGTACTTGCAAAAGCTGTTGTTATTGCACTTAATAAATTTTGAGCATTTGAAGAACCAACTGTAAATCTCCCGATATATTTGTAATTAAGCAAAGATAAACTCATACTATTGTTCCTTGTGAAATTTCTATTGTTTGTTCAGTTGAAGTTTGTCCATATCCTTCTACTACAACTTCATTAAAATTAGCTGTCAAAAAACTAACGCCAGTAGACATTACTACCCAAGCTAATTGATTATTGACCCAACCTAATACATAATTTTGTCTATTTTCAGATGGTGGTATTAAAGTGGATGGTATTGAAGAACTATTATAAAATGGTAAAGAATTTGGTGAAGCTGTAAACTGTTTTGCATTTAATGTTGATATTGATGAACTAAAGGAAGAAGACAATGCAGATGTGCTTATTGTCAATTCTTTATTTACACCATCGGCATTTGAATCTATTGTTGTGGTAGTAATTGTTACACCACCAGTACCCTTAATCTCTAAAGAATCAGAACCTGTTGCAATTAACGTTGGTTGCCCTTGAACAAATATATTTTTATAATGTGAGCCAATTGATAGAAATACTTGATTTGGTGCAGATTGAGAAACTTGAAATCCTGTATTATTATCAAATGTTATTTTTGAAACCGTGCTGTTGTAGGGTATACCATCAGCACTTGTACCAGAAACTGTTAAAGTTGTTCCTCCACCTCCTCCTCCACCAGAAACACCAGTTAATGAAGAGCCGTTGCCGACATAAACTGATGCGCTAAATTGATTTGGTGTAATAGAAGCAACAACTGTTCCACTTACAACAAAGTCAATTTTATCGTTTGAAAAATCTATTTTTGTATCTTTTTGAGGATCGTCAGCAGCAATTAAATCGCCAATAACTTCATTACCTTTATGAAACTTGAATGCCATACACTAAGTAGTATTAAACAAATAAAAAGGGTGGCACCCTCCGAAGAAGATGCCACCACTTTATTATTGGAATTAATCCAAATCCAAATACAATAGTATAAAGATTAGAAGATCATCCACATTGAGCCGTCCCATACCAAGGAGACAGCAGCACCGTAAGATTGAAGAACAACTTGGCTTTCACCTTCGATTGTTCCACCAGCTTGTGCTTGAACAACTACTGCTGGGCTTGAGGTGTCAGCTACAAAACACTTGACTCTGTGTTCTTGACCAACTGTTGGTGAAGATGGAAGAGTTAGTGTGATGTTTGACATGGCCTTGGTTACGTTCTTGGCAATGGTTGCATCTACGCTCTTGGCTTCAATACCTAATTGCATTGAACCTACTAAATTACCATAGACTGTTGAAGCAAGTAATGGTAATGAAGATGAGAGAACATTAACACCACCAACTACAGCAGTTTGTAGTGAGTGGGCTGTGCCGAATTCAATACCTTGACCAGCAGCGAATGCTGAACCAGAGGCGATTGTGATTAGAGCATCTTCAACGACCAAGTTGGTGGTATTGATGTAAGTGGTTGTGCCATTTACAGTCAAGTCACCTGTAACTGTGACGTTGTTGCTGAAGGTTCTGTCGCCAGAGATTGTGCTCTTAAGAGCAATTTGGTCGCCAGTAACTTCAAGTGCATCGCCATTGACTTCAACGTTAAGAGTGATATTTCCACCGAGGGCAACAATGCCACCGCCAGAAAGTGCTCCACCAGCAATAACTTCTACTGAGCTATTTGCAAGTTTAGCATTTTGAATACCACCAGAAAGCATTGAGTTGGTAATACCAAGTGATTTAACTCTTAGTGCATCACCAAATACTTCTACTGATGAGTTGTCAGTCTTGACGTTAAGAACACCACCGACTAGATCGAGTGCTTC